CACCCGGCCCGTGGCCGGTCGCGCTGGTCCATGCCGGTGTGTGGTGCTCTTCATCGTCGTTCCTTGTGGTGTCTGTCTGGTTCCATGTTCCATGGTTCAGATAGGTATCCGCAGCTATGTAAGCTTGTCCGGACTACCTCTCATGTTCATGCACTGCCCCCATGTATGGCGAGTGAGTCTCCCGTCTGACCTTGGCGCTACCGTGCAGATGGTGCGGTGCGTAAGGCGTTAGGGCTTGCGTGTTCCTACCTCCTGAGAGGAACGGTCGCATGGGTACTTGTCTAGTGTAGGTGTGTATTATATGCGGACCCTACAGAGCGTGGGGTTATTCAGGGTGCGGGCCGGTCAGGGAGCGAGGGCGTCGGGCCGGCCCGGGAGCAGGGAGCGAGGGCGAAAGAGACAGGGCGCGCACTGCCGACCCATCCGGCCCGTCACACACCCCCGGCACACGCCCCCACAGCCCCTCAGAGCCCCGATCCCGCCCTCCCGGCTACGTGGGTAGCCTGACGCCGTGCCGGGCCCCCTACGGCCCTTTAAACAGACGCGCCCGCGATACCGCACGGGGGCGCACACGTACCGCGAGCGCACACGCACGCAGGCACGTACGCACGCAGGCACGTACGCACGCAGGCACGTACGCACGCAGGCACGTACGCAGGCGCGTATGCAGGCGCGTATGCAGAGGGGGCAGGCGGGTGCACGGGGGACGCGCGAGGGTTCTAGGTCGGATGTGCCCCCTCGCGGACCCAAATCAAAATGACTCATGGCCCGTAGGCCACAAGTCAATACTCACCGGCAGGGGGGTGGGTCAGTATTGGTTCCCGGCGCCGCCTGCCGTTCCCAGCCGACGCCACGAGCCAACGGCGGTCCCGACGCATGCAAATGCGCCCGTCCACACTGCGCCGTCTGCGCCATTATTCGCCGATGCATTCGAGTTCCACGCCGTCTGCCCACCGACCCGGCTTAATATTGCCAGATCAACAGGTGCATCGAGCGTATAGCACTCGATCGACTGCGATAACGTACGCTCTGCCGACGATGCGCGGTTATACGTGGCACCACTCCCCGACAGTACCAGTTTTCCGGTGCCGGCCGACGAATTTCGGAATGCAGTGGCGGTCGTGCTGATACTCACGCCGTTGAGTTGCACGGTGCATGTACCGGACGCCTGCACGCAGTCTACGACGCATGCCGGTCCGGTGCAGCTAAACCCGCGCAGCCCAATTACGATATCATTTGCAACCTCCGCCAGCGTCCTGACTGCACAGAACCCTTTATTGAGGGTAAAATCAGTCAAATCACAACGAGTCACGGCGCCGCCGATATTAACGACTGCTGCCGACTGCATGGTGGATGACCAGCTCCCACGCACGATTAGATGCCGGATTACAGACCCAGCCACGGTGCTAACCGCGGAGGATGTCGTAGTTTGTTGCTGATCTGTCAACGTGATATCAATTAGCCCGCAGTTTGTGGCGGTTGAGCTGATATTTACTTGCGTTGTTTTTGATTTACCGCCGACGTTGGCCACAAACCGATCGACACGCGGATGCGCGATCGATACCGGGTATGCAGTCCCGGACGTGCCGGCGTGCTGGACAGTAATGTTGCGCGACCAAGCGTTGCCGTTCGGCACTACCACCAGGTCGCGCAGCAGATTGACGGCAGCGCCACCGGGCATAGCGCCTGAAATTTTTCCGATATGCACGTCCATCGGATAGATGTCGGCGCCGAAAAGGCGCACGGCATCAACGGTGTGTTTTTCGACGTGCACGTCCGGAAGCGAGCACTGAATAACGCTCCCCTCGCTGATGAGATACGCAAGGTAGTCACCAGTACCGACGCCGATGATATTGTCGTACGATCGCCCTGTAATTGGCCCGCTTGGCGAGTAGCCCGCGACAGGGCCAGTAATATGGAGCCCGTCGGAATCGGTATCTACGTGGATCGGGCCGCTGGTGCCGGCTGAAAAACACGCGAGCGTGAACGCATATTTCCGCGCGTTGCGGACAACGCCACTCGCCTCAATGTGCGGTTGGTATACGTGATCGAGCATCACCGCGAAATTGTTGATCCCGACCGGGGTACTGCTATTGCCGGCATTGTTGTAGTCGAGCGTTCCGTCGATCACAACTCGGGGCCTAACTGTGGCGCGTCTCGCCTGAATATAGTTGCCTGCAGAATAAGGGCTGGTCGCGGCCGTTGCGCTGGCGGTCGCGGTCGTTGCGGGCGGGGTCTCGTAGGCGTAATACGTGACCACATCTCCGTTAACCGCGTGCACGCGATGGACGCCGGAGTAGCCATACTCGGCAGCCCAATCGACCGCGACATATTCCCCGGGGACGAGATTGTGTCCCGGAATCGTGGCGGACACAGTGATGCCGGTCGATGTGAGTTGCGTCACCTGCCAAATCGGCTCGACTTTGCTGCGAACCATGATGTTACCCGGGCCGGGCGCTTGGGTAACAACCGCATCACGCGCAATGCGCAGCGTGGTATCGCTCGGCACGTACAGCGTGCCGGAAATATATCCGACGCCGGTGACGACTACTTCTCCGCCCGTGCCCAGCAGAGTCTGGATTCGGGCCGTGTTTTTGGGTCCGTCTGCTGCAGAGGGCAGCAATTCGCAAGCCCCTGACACCGAGGATTGAAAAGCAGCCTTAGCCGCCGCACTCCCCGCATCAAACCCCTTCTGCTGCTCCGCCAGCGACACCGCGCCGTCCCGCCCCTGCCCGAGGATTGGATCAAATTGATATGTCATGCGTACACCACTGTAGTTGCGCGGTTATCCGCGATTTGGTCGAACGCTCCCGTACCACCCCACTGGATCGTGGTGACGGTGCCGGATACCGTGATGCGCTTGATGCGCCACCCTGCCGCCGATGTAGTAGTGCCTACCGTGCTTGCCTCGCATACGTAGGTCACTGCGGCGCTGGCGGCATCGATAACCTGCTTGACCACACGATCCGTGTCCACTGGTTTGCGGCCATTGACGAGTGCAGGTGTCTTGTTATCCACCGAGGTTAGCTTCGTAACCATCGCGGTGGAGTTGGTCACCTCAGGGCCATCGCTGGCTAGCGTCACCCGCTGGGTCGTGGCTGACACGATGCCAGCCCCGAGCTGGATAGCACCAGAGGTGTCCACCGGGATGCGCCCGCCCACCAGCGCAGGGATACGCCCAAGCAGGGTGGTCCAGTTGCCGAGCCCACGCTTGATGAGCGCGATCAGGCTGAACGTGCCAGTGTCGCTCGACGCTGCCGCATCGGCAGGGGTGCCAATGTCGGCGTCAATGCTCTGCACAGCAGCCTTGACCAGCAGTTGCGTGGCCTCCGTGGTGTTCGAGGTGCCACCGCCACCGCCGCCACCAGCGCTTTGCACGATGAGGTAGCCCTCGGGAGTTGCACGCAGGGGCACACGCGGTTGTCCGGGTTCGGTGTCATAGAGTTGGTCCATGGTGTCAGTCCTGGAGAGCGCCAATGGCGCTGAGGTTGGTTCGAGGTGCGATCCCGTTGGACAGCACGCGCGGTTGAGATGATACCGTCGCCAGATCGCTGCGGAAGGTAGACGGGAGGCCCGCCGGGGTGCCGGAGCGCGGCGCCGTGGTGGTGACGTGGTAGTCGGTCAGGCCGAGCGCCCCCTGTGTGAGCGTGCCGACAATGTTCCAGCGCGAGGCGTCCGCGGTCCAGTGGGTGTTGTTGAGCGTTCCCGACACCTGCGCCACCGTACCACCACCGTGCACCACCCGGCCAGCGAACCGCACCTGCGCCCACTCGGTCGTCCCATCCATCAGCAGGGCGTTGTCCCACTCGTAGACGGTGGTGCGTGGCTGCGTGGCAGTGCCAGACAGGCTCAGGTCGAACCAGGACGCGTTGTAGGTCTGCCCACTTGCCGAGCGAAAGATGAAGGTGTTGCCCCAGCAGTACATCGTGTGCTGGTAGACCCGCAGGTGCCCGCCGGCCGTCAAACTCGCATCGGTGACTGCAGCCGCTCCGACCGGGCCATCCTCACCCATGTTGTCCCCGCCGAGGTGGATCGGGTATGCGGCGCCGCGCGAGAGGCGGGTCCAGTCGTTGCAGATCACGTTCCCGTAGAGGTGGGAGATACCGTATCCGGCGGCAGCCTGCACCCCATTCCAGGAGTCCTCGCTGTGCACGATGTCGATGGCGCGGGCGCTGGCCTCCACCCAGTTGTAGCGGAATACCAGATTTGCGCTACGGCTTTTGAACGAACTTCCCTCGGACCCGACCCGGTTCGGCCCGAAGTAATTCCCCTCGACGAGGGGATCAATACCCTGCAGGTAGACGCCGTGCTCGGTCGAACGGCCCGCCATGCCGTTGTCGTAAATCCGGCAGTTGCGCAGCACCGGGCGCAGCGGGGCGTGCAGCGCGTCGTCGTTGTTGGCCTGCGTGAAATAGCCGTAGTCACAGTCGTGGATCACGCAGTTTTGCACCACCACATCCGCACCGTCCTGGACGCGGATGCCGCTGGCCTCGCCCCACGCGCGGGTGATCCCGTCCGCGTCGGAGTAGGACTTGCCGAGCCGAACGTCCAGCACTTCGAGGTTCTGGAACGTGACGTACTTCGGACGGTCGTTGTAGTTGTCGCCCGCGCCGATGGCGGTGGCGATCAGGCCGATCGCTTCCCGGTCTACCCAGCTATTTGGGTACTCGAAGTCGAAGATCGACAGGCAGCCCGTTGCCACCGTCGCACCGTCGCCGGAGAACACCGGGCGGTTGCCGCTGCTGTCCGTCACGCCGTTGACGACAATCGGATTCGCCTCGGTGCCGCTGGTGTGGATCCGGACCAGACGCTTGTAGGGCGTCGAGCGGTGGTGGATGTTGACAACGTCGCCAGCGGCGAGCGTGGCGAACGGAACCGCGTCCAGCTCGGCATCCGTCGTGACGTTGAACGTGCGGGTGCCCGTGAGGGCGGTCGTGACAGGGTCACTGCCGGTGGGCGATGGCGATGGCGATGGCGATGGCGATGGCGATGGCGATGGCGATGGCGCCGGGCCGGGGATCGTGACCGCTTGCGTCCAGCAATGCCAGTCCTCAATCTCGAACGGGGCATTGGCCGCCAGCAGGGTTTGCACGTCGCCGAGGGCGCCAATGCAGTAGGGGCCGGGAGTCATGCCTGCGGTTCGGTAATTCGTGGAGAGCACCAGGTACATCGGCTGGACGATCGTCCGCGCCATGTCGGTAAACTCTCCGATCTTCACTCCGTCAAAATAGCACCCCACAACACCCGTGGCGGGGTTTGCGTCAATCGCCCAGGAGTGAAACTCCGTCGTGAGGGTGGAGGATGTTCCCGGCACGTAAACGCCGCCCGCCGTGTGCCCCTGCAGTGCTCCGTCGACTATCCCGTCATCGCGCCAGGCGGTCATCGTGAATCGGAACGGAATGCCGTTCGTGCCGTAATACTCCCCCGGCCCGGTTTCCATCAGGTCGATCTCGGGCTGCGCACTGACCGTCGTGGGGTCGTCTCCGCGTAGCCAGATTGCCGTCCACTGGCCGTTGCCCGGGGCCACCTTGGCCCGCACCTGCACGTAGTACCGCTTGTCCGTGGGCGTCTTCCACGCGGAGTGCGTCGTCAGGTGCCGGGAGATGAGCCCGTCGTAGCCAAGGCTTTCCGGCGTGTGGATCCGGGGCCACATCTTCAGCCGTCCGCCCTCGATGGTGTGGGTGGTGGCGGTGCCGAGGTAGTCTCCGCTGTCGCCACCGTTGTCCCAAAAATCGCCCGGCTCCATGCCGTTCGAGTAGAGAGGGCGCACCGTGGTGAAGTCGTCGCCCTGCGCGTAGGTCCAGGTGCCGGGGATGCTCGCGTCCATCGTGGCGCCCGGGGCGGGAGGGGGCGGTGGAGGCGTCAACACCGGTAGGGACGAGCTGACCAGATCGGGGCGCATCCCGCCGTAGGCCGCGCCGACCAAGGCCGGGCGCATCCCGCCGTAGGAGGCGCTGACCAGCAGGGGGTCAGTCATGGTTGCCCCGCGTCTGCACCTCGAACACGCCGCCCAGTAGGGGGACGAGCGTGCCGTCCGCAGCAGTGGCGTCCAGCCACCAGGCATTGCGCCCCTGCCGGAAGCCCGGCCCGACGCTGTAGGCGAGTTGGGCGGTGAGGGCGGCAGGAAGCGTGAGCGTCACCTGGGTTGCGTTGTTCTTGACCACCGTGGCGGGCAGATCCGCCGCGCCAACGCCCGAAGTCAGGGTGTAGGTGGTCAGGTCGATGCCGCTGAAAGTGAATACGACCGGGCCGAAGGTCGCCCCCCGTCGAATGGTCGCGCTATATTCGTTGGGGAGGTTGTTGTCCATGCCGCAATGGTACCCCAGTCGCGGCGATGTGCCCATACAGCAGAGTCATCGCCACCACCACGGGAGCAAGGTCTGCGCCGTGCATCGCGGCCAGTGCCAGCAGGCACCCCCCTATCCCTCCGGCCATCTGCGCCAGCGTGCAGAGCGGGTCATCTGCAAAGGATGTTCGTCGCAGGCGGTTGGCGTACACCAGCGCCGCAACAACCCCCAGGACTGCAGTGATCCACATCATTTTTCGGTTCCCACTTTGACCCCAGCCCGATCGAGACCGGCATCGACGATGCTGCCCACCCGGTCAGCAAGTCGCGCGATGGCGAGGTGCTGGAAGGTGCTGATCGCGATGATAGCCGAAGCGGTACCGAGGCGACTCAGATTGAACACCTCCCCCGCCAGTTCCCCGAGCACCGCCCCGGTCACGACCCCTGCAAGACCCCGCACGATCGCGGCGCGCAGGGAGGTCTTCGGGGACACGCCGAAGCCGAGCACCGCTCCCATGAGCGCGATGACCAGCCAGGTGATTGCCACCAAGGGGTCTGGACTCGCACCGACCAGCAGGGAAGCCACCAGCCCGCCACTGGTTGCGGCCGTCACCGACGCTATTTCAGCCATGATCGTAGACCCATCCGGCCATTGCCGCGATGCCCGCCCCGCAGATGTCGGAGAGGGGCAGAGAAAAAACCGCGTCGCAAACACTCGCGGTGTGCGCGCCTTCGGGGGTCCAGTACATGTCGCACACTGGCTGCATCACGAAGAAAAACGCCGCCATGTCGCAGACCGCACGCCACGACCACGAGGGGCCGTAGTTGCGTGCCAGGAGGCACATGACCGCGCCGAAGATGCCGTTCGCCCGGTACGTGGCCATTCGAGTGCTCACGTCCCAGTGCATCGCCAAGTCCGGCGCGTAGTACCACAGCGCCACCAGCAGGAGCAGGAGCGCCGTGCGCATTCAGCGACCGCCGCCGCCGAGGCCTCGGGTGCCCGTGGTGGGAGCCGGGGTCGCCGGCTTCGACCGGACGTAAGCGGCGGCCGAGAGCGCCAGGGAGGCCAGCGAGAAGGCCAGTGCCAGGCAGTTCATCATGGGAGACCCCAAAGTTGCAAGTGTGCTCAGTGTAACCGGGCGTCAACTTTGGCGCACCCCACCCCCGCACATGGGCGGCCCTCCCCTGCGTCAAGAACTGGGGTAAGGGGCGCTGGGCGGGGTGAACGTGGTGAGGTAGCGACCCACCCCCTTGGTGACGCGGACTTCGTCGATGTGCCCGTCTAGCGGGTTGGTGCCCGCGCTGTACCCCTGTGCTCCGATAATTGGTCGGTCGAACGAGGTAGAGTAATTTATGGCATCGGCCCAAGACCCGACTAATACCCCCGCGACAAATAACCGGCTGGTACCTCCGATACGGGAGATAGCGACATGGGTCCACACTGCAGAGGGGAGGGTTGAGTTTATTGTCAGCTTAACCGTACCATCCACCAGTACCCGTGTCCGGGCGCTGTCCGCTTGGAGCATTAGCCTATTTGACGAGCTTGGTTTTTGAAAGTCTATTAAGGTTGACCAGAACAGGCTAGTTAGGGGCTGGGCGGGGCGCACCGCCAGTTCAACGGTGAAGTCTCCCGTCCCTAAGGCCAAAGACGAAGTGACACTCCCACCGGTAACCGTGATGCCTCCGGAAGTAGCCTCATACGCGCCTACAAATAAACTGCCAGCACCAAATTGCTTTATCGACGTAGAAATAGCCGACGACCCGATGGCGGTCGGCACGGCCCCGGTCGGGCTGGAGTCGGCGAACCCTGCGGGACCGTCCAAGTGCAGCAGTAGCACTACGTTGGCCCAGTAGGGGTCCACTCCCCCACCATTCGATTTAGGGCGGCTGTTTGCCGCCGCGATCATCCCGCGAATCACGCCAGGTCTCCGGAGGCGTCCCAAGTGTTCGTCGCCACGTAGTGCAGCGAGATGACGGACCCCTGCGTGCGCGTTTTGGCCACGGTGCCGGTTGGCAGGTTGATCGTCCCACCGGCCGCGGTGACCTGGCCTGCACCCACCTGCCGGACCAGCACTACATCCCCGATCGTGAACACCCCGGTCGGAAGAGTGAGCGCGATGGCAGCGGCGTCGTCGAGGCGCGTCAACTTCCCGGCGTCCGCGGCCACGAGCGTGTAGGTCGTGCCCGCCTGAGTGTTGACAGGGATGCGCTGGATCGCCCGCGCGCTCGTTTGCAGAGTGACACCCCCCTGCACGATGGGAAGTAATTCGTCCCCAGTGAGTGCCGATGCGGCAGGTAGTGCTGATATTTTTACGTCGGCCATGTGGCTTATTCCGTCGAGATGGTGTCACCGGCCTCGGTGACGAGGTGCTTGTTGTCTTCGGCCAGCAAGTGCGAGGTGTTCACGCCGATGGTAACCGCCAAGCGGTGCGTTTGCAGCGAGTCCACCCCGCCGCGGCGCGAGCGCAGCGTCAGCACGAAGTTGCCGTGGTCCGCCAGTTCGTGCGAAGTGCCCGTGATGGGGTGGGAGGACACCAAGGTCACTCCGTCCGCGTCGAACACTTCCAGCAGGTAGGAAACACCCGCCTCGGCGGTTTGCCCCGTGGCGAGCTGGTCGACCACCTGCACAGCCGCGCGCGTGCGGGGCTCCCACGAAACCGTGGCAGGGTAGGAGTGCGGGCCTGCGCCCCAAGCCACACCGTTGACGCTCACGGCGCCCGGTGGGTAGGGCCGCAGGGCTCGGCTCACCGTGGTCATGCGACTGATCGCCGCGTCGAGCACGTTCTGGGTGTTCGTCGAGGTCATGGTCTGCGCCCCGATCTGCACCTCTTGGTCGGTCGTCAGATCCAGCCCGGCGCGCAGAGCCAGCGACGGGAGCACGAGGACGCGCGTACCGATCGCGTGCCCTGCCGGCACGGTGTCCAGCACGGCGCGGGTCACTCCGGTGAAGGTGGTGGTCCCGTTGGCGTTGCGCGTCACGCCGCGGTAGGCCATCAGCTCGCTGCCGACCAGCAGCAGGGACTCGCCCGCGTCGTACTGAGCCGGGGTGGGAGTCACCACGGCAGTCGGCGCGGGAGCGGCCAGCGTCAACGCGGCCAGCTCCGCACCAGACCACTGCGGGATCGCCGCCGACAGCGGGGCGTGCATCATCCAGGGGTAGACACTGGTGTCCGCGGTGCTCCCGTTGATGATGGCCCTCCAACCGGTGTGGGCGGCGGTCGGCGCCGCCGCGCCGTAGATCACGGAGCGAGTGTCGCTGCGGCGCAGGTGGTAGGGGGTTTCCAGCAGGGCTGCAGCAGTCACCGGCTGGGCCGGGGTCGAGGTTTCGGGAGTCCAGGTGCTTCCCGGTGGCGCCGTGAACGTGCCGGCGCTGGCCGAGAACACATCCTCGACGGCGCTGATCGTCACGCCGCCGTCCGACAGTACCCCCTGCTCGACGCGGGTAACCCGGTAGTAGGTGTCAACGGCGGGGCGCGACCACACCAGGCGGAAGGCGTCACCGGGGCGCAGGGAAGCAAGGTGACGGTTGCCCCGCACCTCCACCTTGCTCAAGGGGTAGGACAGGGAACGCAGCAGACGCTCGGCTGATCGCTGCGCCACCTCGCGGTTTGTGAAGGCGGGGGCGTCCAGCACCTCCACATCCTGAGCCCCACCGGTCATGGCCAGTGCCGCGCTGTTGAGCGCCATGACCCCGCCGACCTCGTAGTTGCGCGTCGGATCGGTGAAGGTCACCTTCACCGCGTTGCGGAGGTCTCCCCAGCCGAGCCGGGTGATGTCCACCGAGTCGATGACGCCGCGCCCGAGCGAGGGTGCCCCCGAGAGATCAGTTTCTCGGATCAGCTTGATCGTGACGAGGCCGGTGGCCAAGTCCTCGTAGACCACCGCGTCCAGGTACTTCTTGATCGCGTTGACCGCGTCTTCAACCGACTGGCTGGTGAGGGTCATCGAGACCCCCAGCCCTTCGGCGTAGGCGACCTCGGCGGCGGCCAGCCAGGAGACCGTGTCGAACTGCTCGGCAGCGAGCCCGGCGCCCCAGAAGTCGTCGCGCAGGATCTCGTAGAGCGCGCACACCGCGTTCGAGTCCCGGTGGTCGCTGATGATGTGGCGCCCGCTCGGTACGCCGAGGCGGTTCGGGCAGTGCTCCACGATAAAAGACAGGCCCTTGAGACGCGCGCTGGTGCCGAGGTAGACCTCGCGCAGCACCGCGTAGCAGATCCCACGGTACGCCGGTAAGGACTCGCCCACCAAGGTGGCAATCTCGATGTCAGATACTTGCGTCAGCGTGCCCCGGTACAGGCGCATGCGGCCCGAGATGCCACCTTCCTGGTCCTCGCCACCCAGCAGGGTCGGGGCGTCAATCAGGTAGTCCCAGTAGTCAGTCGTCGCGGTGCGTGGTGCGTTGGCGGCGGGGATCACCGTGTCCTCCAGGCGCACCTCGCGGATGTCGTCGATCGGCCCGTGGCAGATCGAGAGCTGGGCGGTAATGTAGTACCGGTGCCCGGTCACGACCCCCTGCTGGGTGATCGGGTCACTGCGCAACCCGCCAAACCATGAGACGTTCTGCTTACCCGTGAGCACGGAGCCGATAACGACTGGAACGCTGGATCCCTCGCTGATCGTCGGGGCGTCCACGTCACCGAGAGTGGACGCTTTTTTGTCTTCTGGTCGGTCTGGAGCGGGGGCGATGGCCGTTGCCACCACCATAAAAAAGGTGGCCCAGAAAGCCTGCAGTAAAAATGCCTCCACGTCATCCCTCCTGGTTGATGGGCCCACTGAATGTTACGGTCAGCTCCCCCTGTGCAATCATGATGCCAGTGGTGCGGTTCCGGACGCGGATGGTAAACACCCATTGCGCTCCCAGCCGGTGCGGCGTTGTTGCGTCAACTACTGCGATAACTGAAGGGCTCGGGTCCACCCACTGCGCGAATCCCGTGAGGATAGAGGCATTAGGGTCGCCGTCTACCAGAGGGGGTATCGTGTCTACTCGAAACGCAGTGTCCCCGTAGCCGGGAGTGGGCCGGGGACTCGCCCACATCCCCGGAACAGGCACGGTAGTATCGTTTGCCAGGAACCATCCCCCGGGAAGGCTAGGGTCGTCGCCCCCTCCCCCCGCGTTATACCGATACACCTCCGTTCGCAGTAGTAAACTGCCGTTCGACGTAAATTCAAGCGTCATTCGGGTAGGCTCGTACATCATGATACTCAAGACTTCGACTCTGGCCGGTGCAAGAGTAATCTGGTATCCGGGGTAACCGGGCAGGTCTCCCGTAGACCCCGCGGGGGGAGCTACCACCTCGGCCTCTTCCAAGTAGTAGGCTGAACGGTTATAGGGGTTGATACTCGGAAGATGCGTCCACCCGAGGTAATTCGGGAGATTGTTGTACCGCGAGATGCAGTCCGACTCCGTCTTTTTGCAGTCGGGGTACACCGCCACCGCGGCGGGCGCAGAGGTCAGCCCACCCAGCGGGTAGGAGAGGGTCAGCGCGCCGCCGGCCGCGTGCTTCTCGACGAACCGGCGCGTGCCACCGAAGACCACCTGCCCACCGTTGAAGTGGCCCACCGCGTAGCCCGACAGCGCAGCCACGGTGAGCACCCGGCCCACCTGGTCGCTGGCCGTGGCGGTGGAGTCGACGCGGTACAGCTCGGCGTTGACCCCACACCTACTGGATCCCCACGTCAAGTTGCACCCGGCCTGGTAGGTGGTCGGAGCGATCCGACGCTTGGAGACCATCGCGTAGCGGCTCGCGCAGGAGATCACCGCCGAAGCGCCTTGGAAGCTCACCCCCGACACCAGCCCCGAGAACATGATGCGAGCCTCGGCGTCCGGATCGCCGCGGTGCACCTGCCGGACCCGCACCGCGACCTGATGCATCGTCATCCCGGCCAGCAGTTCCAGCGCGAGGGGGTCGTTGTCTGGCAGGGTGATCCGCAGGGGGTCGCCGATCGATCCCGAGTCGCGGTTGATCGCCTCCCGCATGATCGGGCGGGGAAGCCACTGCTGGCCACCCCAGGTGACAGCGCCCGGGCCGGTCGTGTAGCGCCATGCCCGGGCGGCCTCGGTGAACTCGAACAGCTCGTAAGGGGCGCCCGCGTCAGTGGAGGTGTCCAGTGTGGCGTAGGTCATCGGGTCATTGTGCCACGCTCACCAGTGGGAGGGACACTTCCGCCACTCCGGGCGTCGTGTACCGGATCTCGACCGCGTCGCCCATCACGCGGGCATGGTGCACCCCGCGCGCAGCCAGGATGGTTCCGGGCGGGTACACCGACAGGCCCATCATCTGCAGGCGCCCGTCCACCAGCACCCGGTCCACCGCTTCGTAGCCCCAGCCCGAAGCGGTGAGGAGGGCCAGGATAGGGAAGGGTCGTGAGTTTTCAGGCCAGAGGCGGAAGTGCGGGCCGAATGCCTTCCCACCGCCCACGGCAGTTACCGTCAATTCGGAACCCGGCGGCGCAGCGTAGAAGCCGATTGCGGAGCCCCGGTGCTGCTGCAGAAACGCGCGGAACGCCCAGATGTCCAGATCGCTGTCCAGCAGTGTGGAGTAGGTCCAGGACAGGGTGGAGGTGTCGCGCGCTGGGCGGTGGTGGCGCAGGCCTACCCCGGGGTCCAGCACATCCACCTCGCGCGCGACCGAGGCCTGCGCACTGCTCGCCCAGTTGTGGGCCACGGGCAGCATGCGCGCACGCGGGTTACTTGCTGCGGCAAGCGGCCCGGTCGGGCCTTGGCCCCAGCGGCTCTGGTCCCCCGTCAAAAGAAAAGCGGTGTAGGGCCAGAGGGGGTCGCCCTCGCCCACTGCGCAAGGACCGGGAACGAAGTCTGCGGTATACCTGCAGGTGTGGGTCATCCTCACATCGTCGAGAATTCCTGAGAACGTGGCGCGCTCGGGAAGTACCGCCGTGAATAAGGACAACAGACCTAGGTCCGCTTCGGTTCCGGTAAAATGGAAAGGGTCTAGGTGGGTATGTTGCAGCTTCCCATTAAGGTACCACCGTAAGGTCCAGTCCGCGTCTCGTACTACCGCAAGGTGGAACCACTCGCCATACCACGGGACGCTAAATGAGTAGGGAAATATCCAGTAGAAGTCGATATTTCCCTCGAAAGGATTGTAGTCAATACGGTTGGTAGTAACGGACGCCCGTAAAATGTTCTCCCGTATTTCTCCTGGAGCCGGTATCTTTACCCAAAACTCCAAGGTGTGTTCTACGTCCGTGCGCAGGTACCCTTCCCGGTAGAGCGCCACACTGGTGGCAGATAGGCCACGGCCGTACTTGCCTTCCACGGGTAACACCCCCTCCGAGGTAGTTACCGCCCCTCCAGGGTGGCTGATCCGGGTCAGCACTGACTCGTCCACGACCCGCACGTCCTCGAACAGAAATACCGGGGAGATCCGGGAAACTGACCCGGTGACGCTGCTCACCGTCTGGTCCGCGTCCAGCGTCGCAAGGCGAAGGGGGACCAGCACGGTGCCCGCCGGCCAACTGCCGGAAGGCGCCACTTCGAGCGTGCCATCGGCGTCCAGCAGGGTGACCACCTCGGTGCCCAGCAGGGCCATGCCGGCACCTGCGGAGCTGCGCGCCAACGACAAAACCGCCCCAGCGGGAGCGGTTGTCTTGGTGGCCTCGGTCCAGTCAGGGACGAGCCAGTCGCGGCCCTTCCACACGCGCAGCAAGGTGAAGGCCAGTGCAGCGTCGTCCCCTTCCAGCAGGTGCTCGTAGGTCACCTGCTCGCGGGGGTACTCCCGGAGCGCCTGGCGCTGCTCCGTCCCCGTTGCAGAGGTGAGAACCACCGTTGACCACTCCGGCCTGCGCACGACTTGGGCGGACCAGTTGTGTGGCCAAGGCCAGATCATCGCGGCATCGTCGGGCGGAGTGCCCGTGCTGGTCAACGGGTGGTAGGGGGTCATGGGGCTATTCTACGCGGCACTTGCGGGCTCGAAGCCTTCAAACGGAACTCGCAGCTTGCCCTCCGCCATCAGCACGGTCAGCATGTCCGCCGCCAGCTTGAACGGAAGGCCCGGCACCTGCTTGTGCGCCTCGGCCGCCAGATTCTCGGCGTCTTCGCGGATCGTGGCGGCGCGCTCGCTGTCGCATGCGGTGCCGCGGGAGGTGTGCCATTTCTGAGTGATCGCCATTTTCAGTCCTTGAGCTTGGTGGAGGGTACGAGTGCCAGCACGACGGGGTAGCCTTCTGCACGGACTTGGGCCAGCGCGTCTTCAAGCGGCGGGTCCGCAAGAAACACCGCACGCTCTCCGCGGCGACGGGCGTAGACACGGATCTGTTCCGGCTCGGGCTCCGGCGGCGGGGGAGGTGCGGGGAGCGGGCAGTGCGTCGCGTAGAAGCTCTTGATGCGGAAGTCCATCACGCCACTCCCGTCGAGCCAAAGCCCGCCACGCCGCGCTCGGTGGTGCGGGTGAACTCGTCGACGACCTCCCAGGCCGGGAAGAACACCGGCACGAAGAGAACCTGCGCGATGCGGTCGAAGGCGTTGACCGTGATCGGCTCGTCGCTCACGTTGCGCAGCTTGACGATGATCTCGCCGTGGTAGTCCGGGTCGATGATGCCGGTGCCGTTGGCCAGCACCAAGCCGCGGCTGCCCAGCCCGGAGCGAGGGACCACCATGCCGCAGAGGCTGGTTTCCTCGTAGCCGGCGCCCATGTCGATCGCGATGCCAGTGCCGAACGCGACGACCTCGCCCGGGTGAACCACGAAGCTCTGGTGTGTCACGAAGTAGTCGTTGCCTGCCAGCAGGGGGTAGGAGCATGCCCGCAGGTCGTAGCCTGCGGCGCCAGCGGTAGACCGGCGCAGGTACTGCTCAGGGAAGGCGTGGGGGAGGTACTTGATTTGCATGAGGGTTCTCCTGTTGGTGAGCCCTCAGTGTAGTACAAGTGTTTTACGCCGTCAACCGAGAACCCGTTTGATGCTGCTCTTATTTGCGGCCACGTAGTTGACGAACGCCCGGTCGCTCAATCCCGCGGCAACCACCTCCTCAGGCTTGAAGGTGTTCACGATCGTGAAGGGCTGCGGTGCGGCGGGCTGGCCCGGCTGGGCGCCCCCGCCGTTCAGGATGTTGCGCGGGTTGTTCTTGGCCAGCACCTCCTCGCCCCGCTGCAGGATCGCCGGCACCTCGTCTGCCGCCAGCCCGGGAAGCCCGCCCCCGTGGAAGCGCGGCGCACCAGCGAAGGCTACGGCCGGCGCGCTCTGGGACCAGCCGTTCGCGCCGCCCACCGTGCCGCCGTTGTGCATCGTGACGAGGCCCTTGAGCCACTGCACGCCGATCGACGCCAGCCCAGGCTCCTGCGGCCCGACGAAGCCGGCGCCCTGCCCGCTACCCATCAGCGCCTGCGCCACGTTCAGCGCCTGCTGCTGAATAATCATTTTGGCGATCGACATCAGGAACTCGGAGGCGAAGGATCGGAAGGCGTCGCGCGCTCCGACCCAAGCGTCACCGAAGTCGCCCACCCCGCCGATCCACTTCGCCAGACCCTCGAAGCTGGTGGTCAGCGCCCCACCGAAGCCTGAGACGAAGGTGTCCGTCACGCTCTTGCGCAGGTCCAGCAGTTTGGTGTCCGCAACCGAGAGCTTGACCAGCAGTCCGTCCATCTGCGCCGCCAAGGGCAGGTTGCCCGCCGCGACCGCGAGATCCTTGATCTTGGTAGCGGTGTCGGTGAGCCCCTGCTGGAACTCGCCCATGATGCGCACCGTCTCGGCCGCCGCGACCTGGCCGGTGGGATCGTTCTGGTTCGCCACTTCGACCGCTGCAGCGATCTTGGCGTCCCGGATGCTCTGCTGCAGCGCCAGTTCGCGCTGGGCATCCTCGATCTGGGCCTTGCGATCTTCGGCCGCCGGGTCGAACGCCGCGGTCTTGGTGATGAGCGCCTTGAGCTTGGCCGCCTCGACTACCTTGTTCTGCGACTCAGCCAGCACCAGCGCGGCGCGGGCCGCTTCGAGGAGTTGGTCCTTGTAGCGCGCGATGATGGCGATCTGCTCGGTCTGGGCGCTCAGGGCCTTGGACGGGTCGACCTCGGCCTGCGCCTTGGCCACTTCCAGCAGTGCATCGCGCTCCTCCTGGATGCTGACCACCTTGGCGGCGGCGGCCTTGCGGGCGAACTCCTGCCCAATCTCGATCTTGAGCGTGGCCTTGGCGGCATCCGCGCGCTTGCGCATCGCTGCCTCATCCTTGGTGTTCAGCTTGGCGATGTTCTCGTAGAGCGTCAGGTACTGCTGGTCGAGCGCGGCAAGAGCGTCGTTCAACTCCTGCGCACCAGCCTTGGCTGAGCGGAGTTCGAGCGCCTTTACCCCATGCTCAACCTGTTTGAACAGGGAGGCGTATTCACGGGCGGCCTTATCCGCTTCCTTGCCGCCGTCAGCGTTCATCACCACTGGGGGAAACCCGGTGAGCCGCTGCTCTTCTGCCATCTTGGCGCGAGCGGCCAGGCGGGCGCTCTCTGCATCCGTGGCGGCCTTGGCAGCCCCTGCCTGTGACCCGCCGCGCCGAGCCATCTCCTGCGCGGTGCGCTTGGCACCGTCGACCTGCACCTGCGATATCTGCTTGTTGACCTTGAGGCGCTTCTTGTCCTCCTCAACCAGCGCCTTGCCGTAGTCCACGACCTCGGCGTAAGCGGCTTTGGCTCCCGCTATCCCGCCGGTCGCCAGCCCTGCGGCGATGACGCCTACGCCGACGATCTGTGCGCCCAGCAGGCGCACGAACACCGAGGACTTGTAGGCAGCGTCACCGATCGCGTTGAACACCTCGTAGACGCCCACCAGGATGAACGCCCTAGATACCGTGTTCAGCGTCGCCCATGCGGCCGTGAGAGCCACCACCCCGCCGCGGACCACCACCATTGCCCCCGCCAGGCCCTCCGCACCCACCAGCGCCGCGCTGAAAGCCTTCACCACTTTGTACGCAGCGCCCGCGGCGCTTGCGAAGCGAAGCAGCACCATCACGCCGGCCAGCAGGGCTCCTTGCGCCAACACTCGCCCGAGTTCCCGCAGGGCTTCGTTCAAGGTCAGAACCGGAGCGGCCGGATCCAGCCCTCGCATCTCCTGGAACGCCCTGCCCATCTCCAGCGCACCCGCAGCGAACGACTTGACCGACTCGATGGCCCCGCCGACCGTGCTGGCGAAGCCGACGACCACCGGAACCAGCGCCGAGAGCGTCATCGCCACCGCAGAAAAAGAATCGCTCAGTGCCTGCGCCGCGCGTGCGCCGTCCTCGCTGCTCAGGGCAGTGCTCAGGGTCTGGGAGAGCTTGCCCATCTCCTCCGAAAATCCGCCAGCCCCCACCTTTGATCGGAAGTTGAAGAGCGCCGTCTCCAGCCGCTGCAGTTCGGACTGCCAGCTCTTGCTCGCGGGCACCACCTGATCCCGAACGCTATTTCCGTACTCCTGGGCCAGCAGTAGCAGGTTGCGCGAACTGACCTGCCCCTTTTCCATCGCCTTGAACAGTTCGGCCGGCGACATCTTCATGGCCTTGGCCATCTTGTCGAGCGCGCCGGGCAGGGAGTCGCCAAGCTGCTGGGTCAGCTCTTCCGCACTGATCTTGCCCTTCGACATCATCTGTTCGAGGGCCTTGAAGACGCGCTTCTGCTCCTCTGCCCCGAGCTTGAACACCCGGCTGACTTCGCTGAACTTGCTGAAGATGAAGAACGTCTCATCCGCCGTGGCGCCGCCAGCGCGGGCCGCAATGGCAAACCGGCTGTAGCCTTCGGCGGCGCCCTGCAGTCCAATACCGAGCCGATCGGCCTCTTTGCGGATGCGCTCCAGTTCCCCGGGTGCGTCCTTCCCGAAGGCCACTTCCAGCCGGTTGTTGATCCCCTGCAGGGAGGTGACGGCATCAAGCGAAGCACGCGCCTCGTTCAGCACTCCGAACAAGCCCACGTAGGCCGCGGTGAGCGAGAGGATCTGCCCGCGGATGCGCTGCGTCAGGCTCAGGGCGGTGCGCTGCTCCTCGCCCCACTTGCCCGATGCCGCGCGCGCCTGCTCCGTGGCCTGGCCGAGCTTGGTAGTGCTGGAGCTTGCGGCGTCCATCGCGCTGCGCAGCGCCTGCGCCTGCTGCGTGACGGCCTTCTCCGCGGTGGCGAGGTCTCGCAGGTCTACCCCCGCGTCCCGCGCCTTGGTGCCCATCGCGCTCAGGGCCTGCGCCTGGCGCTGGTACGCGGCGAGCAAGGCGTCCAGTTCGGCGCGCTGCTTGCGCAGGCCGGCTTCGAGCGCGGCGTCCGAGGTGCCCGCCGCCCGAGCCTCGGCGGCGTATTTCTCCAGGGCCTGGCGGGCACGATCGAGCGCCGCGCCAGTGTCGGCGAACTGCTTCTGAGCGCGCTGGTAGCCCTCGATCAGCCCGGCCTGCGCCTCGGTGTCTCGCAGGGCGCGGGCGAGAAATTCGTGGTCCGCCGCCAACTGCTTGAGCGCCGGCTCGGTCATGTGGAAGGCGTTCTCGGCCTCACGCTGGCGCGCGATCACCCCGGCCAGCTCGCGCTGCACCTCTGACATGCTCAGGGCGGCCCGGCGCGACGGATCGACGATCTCGCCGATGGCCTGCGCCAAGCCCTTGGTGCTGGCGGTGGAGGTGCCCGCGAGTTCACGCGCGGCCTGGGCGAGCTTGCCCGTGGCGGTGGCGGCGTCCTGCGCCTCAATGCCGGTGGCGCGCAGGTTGACTGCTGCCTCGCGCTCGGCGGCCTTCTGGGCGGCCAGTGCCTTGGTGGTCGCGGCGATGGCGTCGGCGCGTTGCTGCTGGGCGTCCCGATCGCGTTTGAGCGCCGCTTCGTGCGCGGCCAGGATCTGCAGTTCTTCCTGCAGTTGCTCTTGACCGCGGGTGCGCTGCTGGGCGCGGCCCACCTGCTCCAGCAGGGCCAGCCGATCGTGCTCGGCCTGTTCCGCGCGCCGCGCGGCGTCTGCGGCGGTCTGGGTGGCCGCTGCGGCTTCCTTCTCGGCGACGGCCTTGGCCTTCAGCGCGGCGGCTTGGTTCCGGACGGCTTCCTGGTAGCCCTGAGCGTTCTGGGTGGCGCGCGTGAAGCCGGCGGCGGCGCGATCGTCGGCCTCGACCAGCCGGGCGAGTTCGTCGGCAACGTTGGCGGCGGTGACACCAATGCGCTGCAGCTTGCCCTCGGTCGTGGCCAGCACCTTGTCAGCCTGTCGGAACGAGGTGTTCGCAGCCTTGACCGCGGCCTCCAGCGCCTTGAACTCTTCGCGCTGGGCGTCGGTGCGCGTCTTGGGCGCCGGGGCGGTGGCGTTGAACTCTTCAAGCCGGCGCTTGGCGTCCGCGAGCGCCTTGCCCGCCAGATCCGCGCCGGTCTTCGCCTGCTTGAACACCTCGAACAGCGCGCGGCGGCCCGCCAACTCATTACCGACCGCCTCGAACTTCCGCGCCTCGTTCGTGAGTTCCTGGAAGCTCTTCGAGGCCGGGCCGCCCTCGGCGTCCAGTTCATTCAGTGCGGTGGTGAGGCGCCCGAGGGTGACCAGCAGGTCATCCAAGGGCTTCGTCTTGATCTCCGTCGCCCGGATCACCAGGTCCGTCGTTACGCCGCGGCTAGCCATCGGTCAGTCCTTTCAGGGTTTTCTGCAAAGCCGCGTGAGCGTCCTTGCCGCCCATCACGGTGGCGATGACCTGCTGCATGAGCACGGCCTGAGTTGCCTGCTGCGCATTCTCTCGCTGCCGGGCGATTGTAGCTTCTGACCAGAGGATGCCGAGGGGATAGCGCGCCGCTTCGGGGTGGCCTTGTGACCACAGGAACGAGACGATGCGGCGCTGCTCCAGCAGCCAGTTCAGGGGGTCGTGGTCGGGCGCAGCCCCATTGCCGACGTGCCGGCCCGCAGGAGCGATGCGAGTCCGGCCAGGAATTTTGGGACGGCGCCCGGATCGGTGAAGGTCAACTCTCCCACGATCAGCAGGGCTTCGAGTTGCACCGGAGCGGGCAGGGAGGCCACCACGTCGGCCGCTTCCGGCTCGTCGGCAGAGAGGGCGATGCCGTGCGCGACGATGCGCGGCGCAACCTGTGCCAGCACCGAGGCCAGCGACGCCATGTTGTCCTTGCTGGCGCCGATGATGTTGCCTGCGGCCACGAACTCGTCGCGGTGCTCGGCGACCAGCACGCCCAGATCGGCGAAGGTGAGGCCACGCAGGGTCACCTCGGTGGCGCCGACCTGCAGGGTGCGGCGGGGAACGGTGAAGTCTTTCAGTGCCATTTCAGGCTCCCTTGACGATGTTGCTGCGCAGTTCGTAGCCCATCAGGGGCCATATCTTGGCGACAGCGTTCTCGCGGGCGATGCGCCGGCCGATCTCGGCGTTGAAGTTCTCGGGCGAGGCGCAGGCGCTCTCGCCGGTGACAGTGAAGCCGTTGCGCAGAACCAGCACGCAGAAGGTCAGCAAGCCGAGCGACGAGGTTTGGGCCTCAGCGGCGGATACGTGGGCCAGCATGCCCCGCGCCTGATGGGCTGTCAGCAGATTGGTCCCGGTTCGCCCCGGCTTTCCGGGGGATCCGTCGGGGTAGACGTCCGCAGGGACGGGCCAAGTCAGAAACCGGTTCACGGCGTTGTCGCCGTTGAGCGTGGCACCAGCGATGCCTTCTGCGCCGGTAAAGTAATGCTCGCTGACGATGTTCGCGGTGATGTCGGCCGGCGTGATGCGCGGCGCGACGTTGGCGCCAGCGGCGACGATTGCGGTTTCGATGGGGGTGTCCATTTTGCGGCTCTCCGGTGGGTGTGGTAGCCGGCAGTGTGGCACAAAAAGAAGCCCTCCGACACCTTGCGGTGCGGGAGGGCTCTTCATGCGGGGTTCTCTACCTTCTCAGGACTCCCACTCCAGGTGGGACCGGGTTTCCCCGGCGGCGCTTCCTTTTTCACCCGCTCGGGATAGCCTTCGTAGATCAGGTCGCGCGGCCGTCGATGATGACCGCCGGGGTGGCGGCGTCCTTCTTCAGCACTTCGAGCGTGAACTCCATCGTGGTCCAGTCCGTGCCGTCGCCCTTGATGGCGAAGTCGCCGTTCGGGGCCAGCGTGACACTCGGCAGGATGATATCGCGGTTCGTGCCCTCCGGGTTGTCCGCGACGAAGTGCAGCAGGCCCTTGGCTTGCTCACCGGCAGAGACCACGCGATCGCGCGTCGAAGCCGAGACGTCGTAGGTGCCAGCGAAGAGGCCGGCCACCAGGACTTGCACCTGCCCGAGCGCCAGGTCCACGGCGTAGTCGGTGCCCAGCACCTTGCCGGTGATGACCACGTTGGTGACGTTGCGGTCACCAGCGGGGTTGGCGGCGGTGCGGCCGAGCTGGATGACCGAGTCCACCGGCAGGGTTCCGGTGGTCGTGATCGTCTTGGCGGTGGCGGCGGTGACCGTGACCTTGGACGACTCGCCCATGAAGAACCGGGCCAGGTTGCCGACCGAGATGTTGTCGGTGCTCAGGGTGCCGCTGTAGTTGGCCTCGATGACGATCGAGCGGTCCTTGGAGCGGACCTTGGTGTCGGCGGTGTAGTGGTCGAGCTTTTCGACCTCGCCGGTCAGCGAGCATCCCGGCGTGTTGCCCAGGTACAGCTCGGAGTCCTGCGGCGTGGTGGTGCCGGCGATGAAGGGGGCGAAGTACAGCCGACCACGACCCAGCGTGATGTTGTCGGCGACGGTGTGGGTGATGGCCATGCTGGCTCCTCAGTCGAGTTTGAACGGGTCCGCCAAGCTCTCTTTGAACGTGACGGTGTACGGAAGAAAGAAATACGCCCTGCATGATACCGCGTCAGGGGGCCGAACAACGCCCCCGCTGATCCGGCTCGCGATCATCAGGCCGCCCGGGGCGCCCGGAACAGGCATGCGGTGCGTGGCGGGCGTGCGGGGGTCCATCAGCATGGCGAGCGCCTTTTTCACGTCCGCCAGCAGCAGGTGCGCCGGGTCGGTCGGGTTGGTGCGGTCCTCCGGCGCCCAGCCCTGAACCAGCAGGGGGTAGTCCTCAACCTGCACAGACCCCGCGGCCTTGTCGGGCGTGGTTTCGCGGTCGAGCTGCGGGCTGTCCAGGATCGACACTGCCGGCAGGGGCTCGTCGTCGCCGAAGACGGTGCGGCCCCGGAACACCCGGCCGTCCAAGTCGAAGTTGTAGCCGCGCGAGCGCCGCACGGTCGTTTCGAGGTGCGCACAGATCGCCTTCAGCAGCACCAGGCGTTTCGGGTCAGCCACGGATCAACCTCTCGTACTGCCGAGCAAACTCGGTCTGCAACTTGGCCTCGACGCGGGGCACGATCGTGGGCATGAGCTGCCCGAACATCTGGTTCACGCTGGGGCCGGACAGCAGGTAGAGGTCGCGCCCGATCTTGCGTGCGGCCTGGCTGTTCCGGAGCGGTCCCTTGGTTCGCAGGGCCAGCCCGACACCATTCGCGCCACCGGGGGTGGGAATCAGGAACGAGTAGGAGCCCTTAGTGTCGGGGTCGCTGAACGACTTGGTGGCGCCGCCAACGAGGATGCGTACCTTGGGGTGTGCCGAGCCCCTGTCCTTCTGGCTGACCACGAACCGGCTCAGGCCGAGCGGGTTGTTGTCAGCGGAGATGACCGCCTCGGGGTTCTGGGTGGTGGGTCGCTGCGAGATGCGAAAGCGCCGCCCCGCCAGCGCGTCGGCCGGCAGGTTTACGGTGGACGCCATCTCGCGCTTGGAGAGGTTGCGCCCCCACTCGGCGGCGTCACCCACCGCGAGCTTGGCGGCCTCGGCGGCCACCTCTGGCGTGCGGGCCACGAACGTGGCGAGGCCTTGGATGCCGGCGGAAGAGATGCGGATCATGGACCGCGCGCCACGACTTCCGCCATCCGGAACCTGCCGGTGACGGGGTGGAGAAAGTCAACCAGGTATTCGACACCCTCAACCGCCACCACGGCATTGCGCTCGGGCGTGACTTCGAGGGTGTCGAATACCAGTCGATGCTGGCCCTCCTGAACCTGCGCATAGCCATCGCGGTTCAGGTCTCCGTGGCGAATCGCGCCGTAGTGCCACCGCACGGAGATCAAAAGGGCCGGAACGCCTTCCCCTGGGGCCAAATAGCTCGCGGGTAAGCCGAACGTCTCGTGCACAGTGGCACGGGCGGCGGCGCGGAGTTCCGACCAGCCGGCCATCTCAGGCCGGGTCCACAGGAGAAGCGGCACCGTTCTCCACCAGCCAGGCCGCATTGGCCGGGTCAATGAAGAACTTCCCGCCCGGGGCGGTGATGCCCTTGGCGTGGTGGATTTCGTGGATCGCGGTCATCTCGACCAGCTTGGGGGCCGCCGGAGCGACCTTCGGGGCAATTTCAGCCATTCAGGTGCTCCTTGGGTCAGGCCACGACGCGGGCGCGCATGGTGGCGTTGGGGCGGGACGGGATCATCAGCGGCGAGGACTGCGACAGCAGCTTGCGCGCCGATGGCTCGTTCTCGACCCAGCTCTTCGTGAAAATCGGCAGGGGCTGCAGGACGTCCACGTCCAGGATGGCGCCGAAGGCTTGCACCAAGCCCAGGCCGTCAGCGGCGATCAGCAGCACGTCGCGCGGGTCCATGATCTCGACGCTCTGGGTCTCGCTGATGTCGTAGGACTCGCGGTACACCCAGTATTGCTTGGTGCCGTCCGTGCCCTTGTACTGGAGCGGGTTGCCACTGCCGGGGAGGATGTCGAGGCCACCCAGCGACTCACCACCGCGGCGCAGATCCAGCAGGTCTTTCAGCTCGCCGTTCTTGCGGAACGCGCGCCATGCCGAGGTGCCCATGACCACGTCGGTGACCGGGTAGTTGCAGCCGTCTTGCACGCGCACCGACCAGTCTTCGAGGTTGTCCAGGGCCGACACACCGGAGTCGGTCCAGCGCGAGCCAGCCAGCAGGGTGACGGTCTGGTTCGCGGCGCGACCGAAGTCGATGGTCGTGGTCGGGTAGTCGTCGCCCGCGATGACCAGCGTGCCGTTCTGCATGACCTCGGCGGCCATCAGGTTCCAGCGGCGCTCGATGGCGTCACGCTGTTCCTGCAGGTACTCGGCCAGCAGGGCGTCGCGGCGCTGCGACGGCGACATCATGCCGCCGTAGGGCTCGCCGGGCCGGCGCGACAGCGTGCGACTCGGGTCGATCGTGTCGCTGATCTTCACGTAGGCGGGAGTGAACTTCTCGGTCTGGAAGCCACCGTGGCGCTGCACCTTGCCCGCGACGGTCGGCATGACGTAGGGGGCGACCTTGCGCGCCAGGCCCGTCACGCGGTCGAAGTGGATCTCGGCCACCTCGGAGTTGTAGACGCGGGTGACGAAGTTCAGCCAGAAACCCGGCAGGGTGGGCTTGGACTCGCGGATGACGCCAGCGAGGACGTGGGTACCGTAGATGTCGACGCTCATGGTCAGGCTCCGTATGCGGTTTTCTTGAGGACGATCTGCGAGCCGATCGGGAACGTGGCCAGCTTCGCGGCGTCGGTCGTGACCGAGGCGTTGAACGTGACGGCCTCGATGTTGAACTGGCCGGAGACGATGACCTCGGGGGTGGCGTCAGCGGTGTAGACGGCCGGGATGGCGCACAGCGCGACCGCGACCTGGCTGCCGTCCGAGG